ATCCCGCCGCTCGCTAGCATCCTGGGCACCGTGCTGGGCCTGCTGCCCGCGTTCATGCCGCTGGTGGCCATTGTGATGGATCTGGCCGTAACGCTGCTGAACGCGCTGCTGCCGGTACTGCCTACGGTGGCTGAATTTATCAGCATGCTTGGCGGCGTGATTATCCAGATCATGCCCGCGGTATCTCAGATCATCGGCCTGGTGGCCCAGTTCGCTATGCAGATACTTAGCGCGCTGTTGCCTGTCCTGCCGGTGCTGATGGGCGCGCTGATGCAGCTGATGCCGCCGCTCGGTGGCCTGATAAATTCGCTGCTGCAGCTGATGCTTGCCGTTTTGACCCCTATTATGCCGCTGATCGGTTCCGTAGCGAATCTGATCGGCACCGTGCTGGGTGCAGCCATTCAGGTGGCGACCCCGCTGATCGAGGGCATCATGGGGGCCGTGGGCGGCCTGGCGGACGTGCTGTCGGCCATTCTTGGCCCGGCAATTAGTGTTGTGTCTGGTGCCCTGGGCGGGCTGTCCGACATTCTGTCTAACGTCATCGGCGCGGTGGGTGACTTCCTGGGCAAGGTTGGCGGCGGCTTTATGGACGTGGTCGGCAAGGTGTCCGGCGCGCTGGGCTTCAGCGGCGGCGGCGTGGCCGGTATGGCTGGCGGCGGCGTGGTGGGCATGGCTGGCGGTGGCACCGTCCCGGGCTACGCGCCAGGCCGTGACACCGTGCCCGCCGTGCTGGCCCGCGGCGAAGGCGTGCTGGTGCCGGAAGCCGTGCGCGCCCTGGGCGGCCCGGGCTGGGTCTACGCGGCGAACGCTGCAGCCACGAACCGCCCTTCGCAAACCCGCATGCGCGCAGACTACGCGGGCGGTGACCGGTTCAGCGGCTTCGATGTGCAGACGCTGCCGGGCGAACCGCGCGGCCCTGAATTCCCCGAAGGCGGGTTCCCCGGCCCAGACGGTGGCGAGGGCGCTTACTATGACATGGCCTACGCCTACGCAGGCGGCGGGCAAACCGTTATCAACGAAGGCGACCATGTTTCGGTTCGTGTTTCGGTGCAGGGCACTGACCCGGGCCATGTGAAGCATGACGTGAAGGCCGCGGTGAATGAAGCGCTGGCTGAGCGTGAACGCCGCTCGTATTAGGGGATAATGCAACTATGGCAACTATGAGCACGCGCGTCGTGGCCCCACCTGGGGAAAAACCGATGTACCTAGTCAAGACAAACGGCCGCCGGATCCATATGGGCATGGTGCCCCATAGCGCTACGGTGTCCGCTGGGCAGAGCGTGGCCCGCCTGGAACGGGCGGGCCGCCTGGACATTATCCGGCCGATGGGGCGCACGAACCGCGAAATCGCGTTTGAGCAGGTCATCACCAGCGGCACCGGCCGCAACTCGGTGGATTGGAAAATCAACGAACTGCGCAAGCTGGTGGAGTCCGGCGCGCGGGTGAAGATTAGCGGCGGTTCCTGGGCTTCGGAGAATGGCCGCTGGTACGTGGCCAGCAGCCTGGAAGTGACCCCCGAACGCCGTTCTGCAGCGAATAACTATTCGCGGGCTACGCTGTCCTGGAAGTTCGTGGAATTTTCTGATGCCACGGTGAAGGTCATCACGAAAAAGAAAAAGACCAGCACCAGTAAGTCCCGGAAAAAGTCTGCGCCGAAAAAGGGCACGAAGTCGAAAAAGACGAAATACGTCATGTATAAAATCGTGCGCGGCGATAGTCTTTCGAAGATCGCCAAGAAAAAGCTGGGGAACGCGAATAAGTGGCGCAGCATCTGGGCGCTGAACAAAAAAGCTATCAAGAATCCGAACCGGCTGCCGAAGATCGGCACCAAAATCAAAGTGCCGCGGAAGTAGGGGACTAGTCGAATGGCGATAGGTGGAACGTCTACCAGGCTTGGCAGCCTGCGTATTTCGGGCGGCAAAACGTCCAGCACCCTGACTGATGCGCTGCTGTCTGCGAAGATCAAGCTATCAGCGACCAGCGTGTCCGAAGTGGAATTCGAATTCGCGGACACTGCCACCGGCTACCTGGCCCGGCAGTCTTTCCTGCGGGGCGGCACCGTGTCTTATTCGGGCTGGCAGTTCACCACTTCAGGGGTAGATCAGAAATCCAGCACTGAAGGCATGACCGGTAAGGTGGTCGCCCAGTCAAAAGCGATAACCGCGCTGAAGCGCCAGACGGGCGCGAAGAACTGGGGCAAGGTGAACCGGCGTTCCTGGGCTGCTGCGCGCGCGAAATCGGTAGGCATGAGCCTGACCGCCCCGCAGCTGGGCAGCGGCAAGATGATGCGCAAAAAGCCGGAGAAGGGCAAAAAGGCCGAGAGCACCTGGGATCTGCTGAACGCGCTGGCTAAAGACCGCAGCGCGTTCATCTTCGAATACGGCAAGCGCCTGGTGATCGGTTCCCCGGGCTGGCTGGTAGGCAAGGGGTACGGCGGCCGGGATATTGGGCTGTGGTGGCACAGCAAATCCAGCATGCACGCTGCCCTGGTGGGCGGCGGCCCGGTGGTGTCATGGGACGAAGGCTCGGATGCGAACTATTCCATGTCCCTGGAACTGAGCGCGCCAGATGCACACCTGATTCGGCCGGGCGATAGTATCCACTTCAGCAAAAAGTCCCCGGTGATGTACCGGGGGCCGTGGCTGGTCACCGATGTGGATCTTGACGCGGCCACTGATAACCCGGTGTCTATCAAGGCCGTGCGGGCCTACAGCATCCCGCGGCAGGAAATGAAGTTTGACACCCCGAAAAAGCCGAAGCCGAAGGCCAAGAAAAAGAGCACCAAAAAGCGCACTTCGAAGTCATCCTCGAAGAAAAAGAGCACTTCGGGTTCGATCAGCACCAGCAGCAGTTCGAAGGTGTCTGCCACCGGCGGTTCGCGGCAGCAGCAGATTCAGGCGTGGGGCGCGCAGTATTCCGGCCGGTCGGTGGACTATGACGGCGGGTACGGTGCGCAGTGCGTGGACGGGTTCAAAATGTTTCATGCCCGGTTCGTGGGTGGTGGGACTATCCGCGGGCACGGTAAGGCCATTGTGAATAACGCGGTAGCGTCCGGCCTTTATTACCGGGTGTCTGCGTCTGAGATGCAGCCCGGCGATATTGTGTCATGGGGCAGCAGCTGGGGCCGCGGCTACGGGCATATCGCGGTTGCCATGTCTACGAACCGGCGCGGGAAGATTCGCGTTTGGAATCAGTTAAACGGTGTCTGCCGGTTCAGTGAGCTGTCTACTAGTGGCATGGTTGGCGTGGCCCGCCCGCGCCGGTGGAAGGGGTAACGCATGCTTGCAAGTGGCAACCTGCTGGGCGCGGAAGCGCTGGGCAGTATCGACTGGTGGTGCGATACGGTGCAGGAAATCGAGGATGAATACGAAGGCACAGACCCGGTAGAGCTGGATCTTGCGGAACTGCTGGCGGGCCTGCTGGCGGATTGTGACCTCGAATTCCCTGAAGCTGATGATGTGTTCCTGTCCCGGCTGGAACGGTACGGCGACCCGGCCCCTGGGCCTGCTGCTGGGGTGGTGGCAGTGCTGGAAGACGGCCGCCTGGCAGTGTGCGCTTCGGCGCGCGTCATGGTGGAGTCAGACGGCACCGACTACGTGGGGGTAAAGGATCCACCGGCAGGGCGCTACGTGGCGTTCTGGTACGTGCCGGGCCTACTGTATTTCGGGAAGGTGTCCAGCTGATGCTATACGAAGGCCGCGTAATGTCCATGGATGGTAGCGGGCGCGCCTGGGTGACGATACCTTCCCTGCTGGGTGGGGAAGAACACGGGCCGGTGCCGGTGCTGGCGCATGCCACTGATGGGGTGGTGATTGGGGCGCTAGTGTACTTGTCAGAGGTGGCGAACAGTGAAGACCGGTTCGTGATTATTGGAGTGATCCCCTAGTCGACTTCCCACCGTAGGCGACATGTCTGCGGGATACTGGAAACATGGCAATTACGAATACAAACAAGCTCGGGCTGCCGCTGTATTCAGCAGGCACTGACCCGCACCCGGGCCGCGTGGATCACAATACGATCATGCAGGCTATCAACGATAACGCCATGGGGGTGAAACAGGGCCTGCACGCTGAACGGCCTGGCGCTGGCGTGGCTGGGCGCACCTACTTCAGCACTGACCGGAACACGGCTGCCTATGACAACGGCACCACGTGGGTGGAATACGTGCCTATCGGAGGGCTGGCACCGTCTGGCGTGCGGGCCGGGGCCACCGGGCCGGTGCTGGACGGCACCGGCGGCAACGAGGGCATGAGCACGAAGCTCGCCCGCGCTGACCACACCCACGCGGTGCCGCTGGCTACCGATGACCTGCCGGGCCTGATGAACGCGGATATGTTCTACCTGCTGGCGCGCATGACCGATGCGGCTACCCCGTCCACGGTGGTGCGCCGTGATGCTGCGGCCCGCATTTCGGTGGGCACCCCTACCAGTGCGGCGCACGCTTCCACGAAGGCATACGCTGATCTGGTGGCTTCGGACGCTTCGCGGCTGAGCACCGGCACTATACCGGCCGCCCGCCTGCCCCTGGCAACAAAGACTGTAGCCGGTGCTATGTCTGCTGCAGACAAAACGAAGCTCGACGGCGCAGCCTACAACGGCGGCGCGTCCACCGTCATGATGACGAACAACCTAAACCAGGTGAAGGCCAGCGCGTTTTTCGTAGATAACGTGGCCGAACAGCTGCAGTATGCCCACGCGCTGACCCGTAAGGATTACGTGGACGGCCTGAACACTGCGGCGCGGGCTTATGCTGATTCGCTGGTCGGCACCAGCGCGGCCCCGCTGGCGCACCAGCATGACGCGGCGGACGTGAACAGCGGCGTATTCGCTGTGGCGCGCCTTCCAATGGCTACCGCTTCGGCGGCGGGTGCCATGTCCGCGGCGCACTTCGCCCTGCTGGCCGGGGCCACTTCCGCGGCTACGGCTAACACCCTGGTGAAGAATGACGCAAACGGCCGCTTCCAGACCGTCACCCCGTCCGCTGCAGCTGACGTAGCGAATAAGGGCTACGTGGACGGGAAAAAGTGGAGCGGCGCAGACATTACCACCGGCACGGTATCGCCCGACCGGATCGCAAATGCTACCAGCGCCCTGGATGGGCTGATGCCGAAGGATGACAAGGCCAAGCTCGACGGGGCTGTTCCTGCAGCCACGGCGCTGGCGCTGGTGCGCCGTGATACCGCCGGGCGCTTCCAAGTTCCTGCCCCGTCTTCAAACGCCCTGGACGTGGTGAACCGCGGCTATGTTGACGGCAAAACGTGGTCTGGCGCTGATATTACTAGCGGACTGATCGACCAGGCCCGAATCGCAAATGCTACCAGCAGCCTGAACGGGCTTATGTCAAGCGCAGACAAAGCCAAGCTGGACGGGGCCACGCCTTCGGCTACACCTAACAGCATCCCTTACCGTAACGCAAACGGACTGATGAACGTGGCCGCGCCGGTATACGCTGACAACGCAACCACGAAGGCATACGTCGACGGGCAGGACGCAAAACAGGTATCTATCTCCGGGCAGGTTCCGAACGGAACTATCAATGGTGTGGTGAACACCGGCGAATACTACCAGTCAAGCGCGGCGCAGGTGACTGTCGAGAACGGCTACCCCTACAATGGCACCTCGGGCACCCTGAAGGTTATGCAGTACGCGGGCGGCATGGGCACCTACGTCGTGCAGCACTGGCTGAGCGCTTCGGGTGAACGCGCGTTCTTCCGGTCTTCCGGCAACGGCGGCACCACCTGGCGGGCCTGGGTGGAATTCGCTAACACCGACTACGCTTCAGACGCTTCGAACCTCACGAAGGGCACCGTGAATCCGGCGCGTATTGCGAACGCTACTGCGTCCCTAGATGGACTCATGGCGAAGGCTGATAAAGCCAAGCTCGACGCGGCGACTGTATACAAAACAGCGAACACCTTGCCCCTGCGTAACGCGCAGGGAAACATTGATGTTGGCACGCCAACGAACAATAACCAAGCCACCCCGAAGGGCTACGTGGACGGTTATAAAGTGCTGTGGACGGGGGCCATGTACATGCAGGAAGCGCAGGTAGTAACCCTTCCTGAAGGCATCATGGATCAGAAAACAGGGATTGTTTTGGTGTGGGGCGGGTTCGATAACGGTTCGGTGGCGAACCACTCGTTCACCTATGACTTTATCCCGAAGGCGCATATCGAACTATTCACCGGATACGGTGTCATCTGTACATCGGTGCATAGCAACAACGCTGGAACACCTCAGATCATTGTCAAGTATGTGTATGTAAGCAACACAAGGATCACCGGCAACGACGCAAACAAGGAAGGCATCGCAAACCTTCGTGTGCTGCGTGCTGTGATCGGAGTATAGGCGACATGTCACTGTTTGAAATTACACCTACCCGTAACCCGCGGGTGCGTTTGATGCTGCAGCGGTTCCACGAATCGAAACTGCCTTCGCTGCTGGCCTACGGGCTGGCGGTGGTGTCTGTGGCCATGGGCTTGATTCTTTACAGCACGCCACCCTATGAGCTGCTGGCCGCAGGTTATGGGCCGCTGCTGGTGTCCCTGCCGCTGAAGGTGTGGGGCATCGGCCTGGTGCTGACCGGTTCGTGCCTGGCGTTCTTGCATGAGCGGGGCGGCTGGGCGGATCTGCTGCCCGCGGGAATCCTGGCCATGGCTTATTCATACATGGCCGTTTCGGTGGCTCAGAGCGGCGGCTGGTGGTCTGGCCTGTTCGTGCTGACCCTGTTTGCGGGTTACGCGGCGGCGCTGGTGGCGCTGACCCCGGCGGTGCGTGATGACTAAGACTGTGAAAATCACTTCGCCGGATAACCCGCACGCCATGGCCGCCTATGCGCTGCCGGTGGTGGTGGGTGTCGGCAACCTGTGGAAGGGCAGCCCGCCTAAAGCCATGGCTGAGATGGTGGGGCCTGGCTGGGCGATGTTGATTCTTATCGGCATGATCCTGGCGGGCCTGCTGGGCATGGCCGGGGCCTGGACGGCGGCGCGGGTGCGGGAACCGGCCCTGTCACTGTCTATCGAAATGGGCGCGGTCGGCGCGGTGGGCGTGTCCCTGCTGTTCTACGTGGGCACCCTGTTCTATGCCTACGACCCGGCCGCGGTGGTGACCACCATAGGCATGGCCGCGGTGGTGGGTGTGGGGTCTATCTGGCGCATGGTGCAGGCGTACCGGGATCGGCGGAAGATCAAGCGGGCTATCAAAAGCACAGAAATTTAGGCGGTTGTGGGTGCATGAACTGGGAGTATGCAGCTGCAGTAATCACCGCTTCGTCGCCGTTGCTGCTGTATGTCCTGAGCGTTTTTCTTCGCACTGCTGACCAGCGGGCGAAGTCCCGGGGGGACGCTGAACAGGTGTTCGTGCAGACCGGCGCGGACGTTCAGCCGTCCGCCCGCGAGCAGGCACTACTGCAGGACATAGAGCAGGAACGGAAGATCGCGCGGTTGGAAGAACGCAATAGGGCGCTAATCGAGGAAAAAGAACGCCTTTTGCGTTCGATAGACCGCCGTGATGCGAAGATTCACGGCCTAAATGAGACAATTAGGGTACTGCGGGAGAATCGCCAGCAGTAGGAAGGAATACGCCAAATGGCTGTATCACAGAACGGCTGGCCGGTTATCACGTCCAGCAGCGACAAACGCCTGGTGAACTGGCCCCGAATCACCGGCAAGGTGCGCGCGGGTGACGTTTACACCGTGCTTGAATGGTTCGCCAGCGAGTGGGATTCTTCGGTAGAGAAGATCATCCGCGAATGGTCTTGGGGCTGGGCGAACCGTCCCATTCGCGGCGGCAGCACGAAGTCTAATCACGCTTCGGCAACCTGTTTTGATGGGAACGCGCCCCGGCATCCGCTGGGCGTAGACCCTACCCGCACCATGTCTTCGAAACAGATCAAGCGCATGCGCCAGCTGGTGAAGCTGTCCGGCGGCGTGCTGCGCTGGGGCGGCGACTATCCTGGCCGTAAGGACACCATGCACGTCGAAATCAACGCGTCTTCGTCCGCGGTGGCGGCGTTCGCTGCGAAGATTCGCGCGGGCAAGGTGGGAGCTAAGCCTGCACCGGTGAAGCCTGCGGGCACCGTGAAGCCAGGCACCCCGGCAAAGCAGTTCCCGGCCGTGGATCTAATTGTCGACGGCCAGTGGCAGGCGCTGACCAGCCGCGCTTACCAGCTGATGCTGCGTGACGCTGCAGGCACCTATAAGGGCGCTATCGACGGCAAGTTCAGCACGCTGTCTATCAAGGCCGAGCAGCAGTGGCTGAAGAATGTGGGCTACTACAAGGGCCTGATCGACGGCAAGCGCGGGGATATGACTATCGCCGCCCTGGTGGCGTTCCTGAAGAAAAAGGGCCTGTATCACCTGGGCACCCACCGGGCCACCCGCGCCCTGCAGCGCTACCTGAACACCCAGCGTAAGTACATTCGCCGCTAAACCCGGCAGAAAAGGAAATCATGAGCACCGAAGTAAACAACGTCACCCAGGTGGCGAACCCGGCGCGGGCCACCGTCCGCACCGCCCTGCAGATCCTGCTGGGCCTGGCAGCTGGCTTCGCACTGGTGGCCCCGTCCGTCATCGAATGGACGGCTGGCACCCTGCAGCAGGCAGGATACGAGGAACTGGCCGGAGCGGTCACCGCCGGTTCGGGCACCGCGCTGCTGGTGTCCACTGTCCTGGCGCGCGTCATGGCGCTGCCCGGGGTGGAGGTGTTCCTGCAGAATAACCCGGTCTTCCGATGGTTCGCCGCGGCGAAGGCTGAAACTGATGCAGGCCCGGCCGACCTCGGGTTCGATGCCACCGTGAGCGGATACAGCGCCCTGGATCTTCCAACTGATGAACGCCTGACTATCGACGGCACGCCAGATTCTGAACCTTCCGCGGACGCAATCATCTATCAGGAGGGCGGGGAACTGCCGGAACCTGAGCCGCAGGACGAAGGGCCGGAAGACGAAGGCCCGCAGCACCGCGCCGAAGACAAGGGGAACTAACCATGGGCACCGGGCCACTAGCGCACCCGTTCCGGTTCGCCGCCAATGGCACGGTGCTAACCCGTGTGGCGGGATCTGAAGATGACGTGAACGACCGGCTGCGGCTGATCGTGGAAACAGTGCAGGACGAGCGCCCGCTGTTCCCTTCCTACGGCATCCCAGATCCCGCCTTTATCGGCGTGTCTGCAGGTGACGTTCAGGCCTGCCTGACCGAATACGGCCCCGAAGGGGTGCAGATCGGAGACTTCGAAATGGAAGCTGTGGATGCGCGAATCTCAAACGTGCATATCCAGTGGGAATTCGAAGAATCAGATGATGACGGCGAAGACGAATTCGACGGCATGGCTGATGATGACTACGAAGAAGACGAAAACGAGGACTAGGAAACCATGGCGCAGGACACCCCAGAATATGAGCAGCTGACCCTGTACGAATCCCTCGGTGATGAACCGGCCCTGTATTCAGCCATGCAGGCGCACCTGGACGCGCTGCTGCCTGACTGGGTGTCACAGCCCGGCAACACTGAAAACGTGCTGCTCGAATCCATGGTGACCGGCCTGGCGCTAGACGTTATGGCGGCCCGCATGGTGGATACCGCCATGGTGGAATCGCTGATGGGCCTTTACGGAATTGTGCGTGACCCTGGGGCGCAGGCCACCAGCTCAGTGCGGGTTACCGTGCTGCAGCGCACCGGCGCGGTGACAATCGAGGAAGGCACCATTTTTCAGCTGGTGCGGGCGGATACCGAGGAAACGGTGGAATTTGAAACTACCGAAACGGTGACTGTCATCCCGGCCACGTCCCGGGAAGCTGTCATTTCGGTGGTGGTGAATGAGGTCGGGGACGCTGCGAACGATATTCCGGCTGGCGCTGAACTGGACACTGACGGCGAAGTCGACGGCCTGGAAACTGCACGTCTTGAAACCGCCGTGGTGGGCGGCCGTAACGAAGAATCAGATGAATCGTTCCTGGGCCGGGCTACCGCTATTTTGTCTCGGCAGACTTCCACCCTGGCCACTGCTGAGCACTTCCAGTATGCGGCCCTGGAAGTGGTGGGGGTGGGGCGTGCCATGGTGCTGGATCTGTATAACCCGGCCGCGCCGGATACCCTGTCGGCTGGTCATGTGACCGTGGCCGTGGCCGATGAATTCGGGGAACCGCTCACCAGCCAGCAGAAGGAACTGGTGCAGGAATACCTGGAAGAGCGGGCGCTGGCTTCGCTGAGCATCCATGTTATTGACCCCACTTACACGACGGTGGATATTCAGGTGTCTGTGCTGCCTGCTGAAGGGTTCACCGGCGAAGTGGTCACCGATGGGGTGAAGGATGCGCTGGCGGCGTGGCTGCACCCGTCGACGTGGCCATGGGCGAAGACTGCTTCCACGTTCCAAGCTGCCGCGGTGGCGGCTCAGTCTGCGCTGGTGGCTGCCGTGGTGGACGTGACCGGCGGCGGCCCGCTGGCTGGCGCGGCCCCACTGGCCCGCGCTGGGGTTATCACTGTCACGGTGGTGGAAGACTAAATGCGGATCATCCCCGGGGACGAGGTGCCCCTGACCGGCCCAGTGGCTTCCTTTGAGACGGCCGCGAATGATACGAACTACTGGACGCGTGAATGGTGGAACCGTCTGCCAATGGCGCTGCGTAATGGTGACGTAGAGGTCGACAAACTGTCTGATGCGTTCAGCCTGCTGCGCTTTATGGACGGCCCCGGCCATATCGCTGGGAACGTGCAGGACATTCTGAACGACATGTATGACGGCGTTTACACTGACCCGCACCGGGTGCCGGACGGTGCGCCGTTGCGCTGGCTGTCCATGCTGCTGGGTATCAAGCGGGCGGTAACGAATGATGAAACCCGCGCCCGGCTTATCGGGTTCACGAAGGACGGGCGCGCGCCGGTGGGTACGCGCCGCTCGATCAGTGACGCGGCCCGCCCGTATCTGATCGGTGACAACCGTCTGCGGGTGCGTCCGTCCTCGTCTGACCCGTGGATTATTGAAATCTTCGTGCCGTCTGTTTCGATACCGCCGGAAGGCATGGAATACGTGGCCCGGCAGATTCAGGCGCAGGGGGTGGTGCCTGCGGGGCACCGGGTGCAGCTGATCGCGGTTACTTCGCAGTGGGATGCCTGGGAACAGGAAGTGGAAGTGTCTGCTGGATGGGATCGCGTGGAGGTGAATATTCCGCGCTGGCGTGATTCTGAAGCGCGCGGTATCGTCATCGACTAGCCGTGGCATGCGTAAGGGCCGCACCCGACCGATTACTGGTCTTTGGGTGCGGCCCTTATTTTCGCCCTATCTAGCTTACCTTAGAACGGCGGTTCGTCGTTTCCTGGGTTACCCCAGCCGCCGCCGGGGTTCCCTGCGTGGCCTGGCTGGGGTGGTGCCTGGCCGGTGCGTGGCTGCTGCTGGTAGCCGCCGCCCTGCTGCTG